AAGGGCGAAGAATGCCACAAGAGCCAGACGTTCGTAGCTCGGTTCTAGCATGGCCCAACAAAAAAGCGAGAAAGTCATTAGCATTGCGAGCAGGGAAAAGGCCCGCTCCCCAAGTACCTGAAGCGATATGCGGATAACCCGAACGGCGTCCATGCCTGTATCTCCTTGTGACATGATACATCCTTTACTCTTCGTCCGCATCATCGGTCAAGAAACCCGTACCGTAAGCGTCGTCCGTCACCTTCTGCTTAATCTTCTCAAGGTTTAGCGCGCGGTCAATCACGCGCATCTTGTCGATCAGGCTGGCCTCCGGGTTGCTCATAACCTCTTTCAGCAGCTTGCTAATGGTAGCCTCTAGATCGGGGTTGATGCCCTTGACGCTCTGCTTAGCCATTAGCGGTTACTCCCCAGACCATACGGTGCAATGTCCCGGCCAAGCAACACGCTGCCAACGATGCCGCCGCCTCCTAGATACTTCACGATGCGCCTGGTTCGTTCTTCCACGTTCCTAATGCGGTCAAACTCGTTTAGGCGCGCGGCTAAAGCCTCTCTTGCCTCTGCGGGTATACGCTGACCCTCACTAGAAGTGAGCAATGACCTTATCCTGCCAGGCAATTGTTCGTTTGAAATCACACGGTCACGGTGGTCTCTAATTATCCGTTGTATGGGTTCCCGCAACTGTTCCACGCCGCGACGCGCCTCCGTTTCAAGAGCCCTGGCTGCCGTCTCAGCCGCCTCACGCTCGGCCCTAGCTTTTGTCACATCATCTCTAACGGCTTGCCGGCGCTCTCGGAAAGAAGTAACGGCCGTTCGCGTATCATCTGCCGCCCGCGTGCCAGTTTGCGCCAAACCTTCCAACCTAGCCACAGTTTGTTCAGCCTGTGCAGCCGCCTGCGGCAATTCCGTCAACCAATTGCGAGTGTCATTAGAGTTAAGCCACGCCCTAGCCTGCTGTGGCGTTTTGTTTGCCAACTGCCTAGCAACGTAAGCGTTAGCAGCATTATTCACAAAAGCAGTGTCACCGCCGACCAAGTCCGTTAGCTGACGCACACCTTGCGGCGACGTAAAAAACATGTTTGGCAGACGCAAAGGATCAATCCGCGGGCTTGTAAAATCAAAACGCTCCCCGCCCGTTACCGCAGCGCCCCGGCTTGTTTGAGTAGGACGCAACAACTCCATCAATTCGCGGTATTTTGCATCTGCGCGCGCCAGCGCGGGTTCCCACGATTCAATAGACCTAGCCAACTCATTTGCTAAATCGCCAGCGCGTTGTTGGCCGATAGCGGGAAAACCCTGTTCTGGATGACCTGACGCAGCGTCTCTCAGCCTTCTGAGCACTTCACGGAGCACACCAGGTTCTGACGGCGCTACCCGCGTGGCTGCCGGTATTGCAGGCTGTCCAGCCGCGTTCAAAACAGTGCTGGCCGGCGTTGTAGTGGTGACGCCTTCTAAATCGGTTAGCAATCTTTCAATTAACGTGCGTTCAGCTTGGCTAATTTGCGTAGTGCTATCGGTAGCAAGCCTCGCCCTAAGATCATTAATGGTGGCTTGACCAGAAGGCGAGCTTTGCCAAGTCCTGCCCTGCCGATAAAGCTCATTCATAGCGTCGTTAGCTTCGTCGTATACGTTTTCCGCTATGCTCTTTTTATTTCCACGCAAGCCTTCAACAAACTGGGTAATGCGGCCAAGCATGGTTTGCCCAATTTGCGCTTCCGTGCGCGCTGTGTTTAGCAGCCTCGATTCACCCTCTAACCCGGCCCGTGCTCCACGAGCGGTACGGCTTTGCTCTATGATACCGGGAGACCATTCACGGCCAAGACGACGAATGGCTGCGCTTGCTTGCTCATCTGAGATTTTGCCGGTGGCTTGCAATTGCGCAATTCTTGTCGCGGTAGTCCCTGCTTGCCTTACGAGGTTAAACCGCGCCTCAGACAGCAATTCGGTTTCAAACCTACCGCTCTTGATAAGGTCTTCAAGCTCGTTCAATTCGCGTTGGCTGCGGGCACCCGCAATGCCACCAGCCAAGCCTAATGCGCCGCCCAAGCCTAATCCTAGAACAGCCGAAACAGTTTTAGGGCCTACACGGTCAGCCCATTCTTCGCGGCCTGTTGGCGCTAGAACGCCGTACGCACCACCAATTCCAGCACCACGCAACATACTGCCGCCAACCGTTGCGGCCCTAGAAGCAGCGCCCAAAGGTATCAAATTAGGGGCTAACTGACCCGTGAAGCCAGCCACAGGTTCAATTTCTCGCGCTCCTTGGGCAATTCTTTCGCCTGTCCGACTCAAAACCGCGCCAGCCCTGCCAGGCTGATAATCCCGACCCACGCCAGGAATATCAGGCAATACCTCTAAAGCGCCCCCAGCCATGCCAAGAGCGCCACCAGTTGCACCTTGACCAAAAGCGGCTACTTCTCTGCCGCCCGGCACGTTGCTTTGCAAACCAATATTTACGCCACGCCTAAGCCCTGTGCCAATTTGCTCTAAAACCCCCGGCCTCTCTTGAGGCGCAGCAGGCGGTTGCCGGATTTCAAATCCAGGCGGCAAATCATTTGAACCATTGTTAGGTTCTCTGATTACAAACCCAGGGGGCAACTCATCAGAAGTGCCGCTCATTGCATTGGTTCCCACCGCCCGCCGCGCCTAATTACTCGTTGGCCTGTTTGTGGGTTTTCGGCAATTGTGCCTTCTGGAACGTCACCAGCGCGGTTTTGCGCTGCTTCACGTTGACGCTGTTGCATACGGCCAGGCGTGCCAGCATCACCAGTTGTCGTAGTGGTATTAGTACCACCTAACAGCGGGTACCTACGTTGGAAAGCCGCAGGGTCAAAACGACCATCTTGAACCGTTGAAAGAAGAGAAAAGTTTTGATTATAATCAGACCGAGTGTTTGGTCGCAAAACTTCTGGCAGACTGGACACATTTGATTGCGCCCGCTCGTGAATAATTGACAGCAAGGTTTCAGGGCGCAAACTCTGAGAATAGAAATCTTGCAACGCGCGCTCTAGCCACACCGTTGCTCGGCCCGTGCTTTGCGCGTCAGCCAACGCAAGGCTGAACAGCTCTTTTGAAATAATCTTTGCGCGCGAGGCTTGGTCTTGGTTCAGATAACCAGCCCGCACCGCACGATCAATATCTGCATTAAACGCCTGCTCACCACCGGCAGAACCGCCACTAGTAAAGTTATTTACTATATTTCTTACGCTAGCCACTGGATCAGCCCTCAAGCGATTAAGAGCCGACCCAACTGCGCCAATAACGTCACTGTTTTCAGACACCGCCCTAGCAGTGCGCTCGCTGGTTTCAAGCGCCGTTTGCGCGTTGGCATATCTTGCGGCTTGCGCCTCACCAACGCGAGACTGGCTCAAAAACCTATCAGTTCTTGCTCGTTGTTCTGGCGATTGCAACTCGCGGGTTTCAAGAGACCTAGGGCCAAAGCTTTCTATGTTTGCCCTGTCGCGTTCATTTTTTTGGCGTTCGATTGCGTCGACGTTTGCTTGCCTCCGGGTTTCGGCTGCCGCTCTAGCCGTTCTATCAGCCTGTTCAAGCTGACCAACCACCGTGGTGATGTGGTTCATTATCTGCGCAGTGCCCTGCTGACCTACCTGCTGACCCATGAGCACCGGCAGGTTAGCGCCAAGCTCTGTAGCAGCAACCCGAAACTCGGCGCGTGCCGCTTCCAGGTCAGTTTGCGCAGTACGCATTGAACGCTCAAACGCTTGCTGCAACTGCTGGTTTTGAGCCTGCACCTGGCGCAACCCAGTCTCGTAATTTTGCCGCTCGCGCTGGTATAGGTCCTGCCTGCCTTGGCGATAGCCAGCCATCATGCCAGTCATGGCTTGCACGGCCATAAGCGCGCCCTGCTTACCCTTACCGCCCAAAGCAGCGCCGGCCACCATCAGTAGGCTAGCAAGCGAGCCAATGTCTTTAGCCGTCTCACGGGTAGCCACAAACTCAGGGATCGGCTGCTGGCGGCGTTCTAACTCTTGCGTCAGCCGCCGTTGCTCGCCCGCATAAGCCTTAGACGCATCACGCTCGCCCCGCGCAAGCGACTGCTGTTGGTCTTGCGTAATACGCGCAATGTCTGTTGCAGTCCGCGCTTGATTGCCGACGTTGGTCATTTGCAAACCAAGCACACGGCTAATGCCAGGCGACAAACCGGTCATATCAATGTTGGGCGTATTTGAAGCAGGAGGGGGAGTTGCCCTAGGCCCTTGCGGGTTGGTGGTGTTTGCAACTTGCTGAAAATAGCTAGGCGTTTGTGAAATGCTGTTGCGAGTACGATCCGGCCCAAAAGCCGTAAACGCGCCCGGCCTCATATCAACATGCAAGCTAGTGCTGTTTGGGCCATACATACCCATGCCGGTCACGCCAAGCGACTTGAGGCGCTCCACCAAGGCTCCACGGCGGTCTTCTGGAACAGCGGAAATATCAAGGTCGCGGGCGCGGCCATGCAAATGCTGACTATCCCGCGCGCCGCCTGCTGCTGCATTTTGTTGAGCAGTACGGTCGGCACTGGTCACGCGAACGCCGGGAAACTCCCGTTCAATTTCGCTAATGACGCCGCCAATGTCTCTGGCGCTAATGGTTTCGCCCATTGCTTAGGTCCCCGCTCTCACGGTGATAGTGTTGTTGCCGCCGCCCGTGCCGCCGCCCAAGAAACCACCAATCTGCGTAAACAGGTTTTGCATGGCCGTGCGCGCCTGCTCATTACCCTGCAACTGCGTTTGCAACGCTTGCAACAGATACTGGTCCCTGATACCCGACGCCTGCAACACCGAATTGATGCCTGATTGCGCCAACGCATTAGCGTTATTCTGGCTTGTCAAACCAGTCTGAATACCAGATTGCGCCAGCGCGTTAGCCGCGGCACTGCCCGCCAAACCAGTGGTTACGCCGCTTTGGCCCAGCGTGTTGGCGTAGTTGTACTGGTTAAGCCCAGCCATCAAAGCCTGGTTGTTAAGTTGGTCAGCAAGGTTGGCTTGCTGCGTGCTCGCGTTAATACCCTGCGCCGCGTACTGGTCACCAATCTGCTGCGTAGCCAAGCCCTGCTTGTATTCATCGCCCAGAAGCTGCGCCCGAAGCGCCTCAAGCTGGTTTGCAGACTGTGCCGCAGCCACACCGCCACGCCCGATACCCTGCTGCGCTAGGCGTGCCTCTGCGGCTTGGAAGGCCTGCGCCATGGCCGGCGTCAGACCGCCACTAAGCCCCATCTGCGCCATTTCCGCGCCCTGGGTCTGATACGGACTGGCAATCTTGTTGTACTGAGCCTGTATGTCCGCAGCACGCAGCCCAGTGTTAGCCGCAATAGCCGCCAAGCCCTTTTGCACGTCCACCGCGCGTAGGTTGGCTGTGTCCGCAAGCTGCTGAATTTGACCAACTGCGGTATCCACGCGCTTCTGCTGATCGGTAGCAAGATTTTGAATGCCGGTTTGAGCGACATTGCCTGCCTGTTGCGTATTACTAGCAAGCGCGTTTAATTGGCTTTGAGCAACATTGCCCGCAGCAATCGGGTCTTGCGCGATATTGCGGATTTGATTGGCGGCGGAAGCAGCCTGGCTTTGGGCTTGGTTGCCAGCGCGCACCCCAGCCGCTGTAGCGCCACCAGCGGCCAGCAACCTTGCTAGATCGGCGTTGGAGGTGTTGCCCAACAGACGCGACAAGCCAGTGCCGCCCAAACCAAGGCTGTTGAGCAACGAAGATATACCGCCGCTTGATTCAGGCCCTGCCGCCTCAGCTCTAGCAGCAGCCGCTTCGTTAGCGTTGGCAATTGACGCAACATCTGGATACTTTGTATCAAATTCGGCCCTAGCAGCAGTAGCTTCCGCAGAATTGGGGTCAGCGCCGGGGCCAGGCAAACCTAAATTGCCGGGGTCGGCAAACGCGGTTAGACCTTCTTGCGTTACATTTGATGCAACCGGCGCTGCCGCCTCAGTAGGCTGTTGTCCTTGTTGCAAAGCAGCGTTAACACCAACATTGCTTTCTACTGCAAAGTTGCCTTCGCCGCCATCGCCAGTATATTCTTGTTGAGGTTCATCGTAATATTCGATTGTAGGCGCGGTATAAAAGCTATCACCGCCGCCAAAATCACCGCTAAAGTCAAAATCATCCTCAAACTCAGGCAGCCCAGTCTTTGGGTTAATGCTGCCACGCCCACCGCGCGCCTTGAGCAGCTTTGCCTCTGCCGGCGTGATGTGCGCCAACACAGTGTCACGGCCACGCCCCTGAGCGCGCACCTTCTTCGCCAACTGCCGAAGATCAACATCGGCCAAGGCATCAATATTTAAAGCGCGAGCCAATCTAGCCATAGGATGATCCTAATGGGTCTGTCGTCCTTAGCGAAGACCTATTCCAAGGAGACGGTTGAGAGGAATTGGGTTCAGTATTATCAGAAAGCGGCGAACTATAACCCGGATCACTTGGCGATGAAAGCAAACTAGCAAGCGCCGAGGTGCTGATCGTGGTGGGCGTTCCAGATGTGGTCACTCCACCCCCGCCAGCGCCGCTAGTGCCGTAAAAGCCCGTGTCGCCACCGCCCGTGCTACCAGTACCGCCGCCACCAACATTTGTGCCACCGCCCGCAAAGCCAGAACCACCGCTATCACCCACAGTCAACAAGCCACCCAACGCAGTAGGAGTCAAAGTTGGACCGCCCGATGGCCCCGGCGTGCTTGGGCCTGGTGTGGTTGGGCCTGGCGTACTTGGACCTGGCGTACTTGGACCTGGCGTACTTGGACCTGGCGTTGTTGGCCTCGGCGTGACTGGCCGCGGCACCCGGATTGTACCACCAGACCGTACCGACGAAGTTGACGGATCGGGCGCAAGCGCATTACCCACCAACGAACTAGCCAGCGAACCACCAAGCGAACCCGCAGCACCGCCCAAACCAAGCGCATCGCTCAACAAGTAGTTGGTAAACCCACTAGCGCCGCCTGTAGCAAGGCCACGCAAGGCCGCAGCGCCTACATCTCCACCACTAGCCGCCGCCCTAGCCGCGCCGCTGGCACCGCCCCCAAGCGCGCTAGACAAGGTGCCCTTTAAGCCGCCCTCAAAGCCTTCCTTGCCCAGCCCCGCAACACCCAGCAACTCTTTTGTGCCCGCGCTAACAAGCCCGCCGACAGCGCCACCCAAAGCCCCTAGGCCGGGATCACTGCCCGTAAGCGCGGAAGTTAGCGAACCACGCCCCGCGCCCACCAATGTGGTAGAACCAAGCTTAGCAAGCAGAGGATCAACGCCGGCTTCTTTTGCCGCAACCGTCAACGGTTCGCTAATGTTAACGAGGTTGCCCACGCTCTCAACAGCGCCGCTAACCGCGTTATAAACCGATGTCGCGCCGTCAATAATCTGCGAAAACACAGATGGCGCAGCAGTCTCCGCAACACCAGCAGCGGCACCACCCGCCACCTCCGCACCACCAGCCGCAGCAGCACTAACGCCCGTCTCCACCGCCGCTACAGCCGGCGCAGCTTCCGCCACAGCCGCCGTAGCCGCCCCCGCCTCAATAGCGCCCTCTGCCACCCCCGCAGCAACGGCACCCTCCAATCCGCCAACACCAGCCGCAGCAGCGCCCCCCTCTAACGCGGCAGCAGCCGGGCCTAACACACCTAACAGCGTACCAGCACTTAACACCACCGCCACCGCAGCAAAAATACCCGCGATGATGTTGAACGTACCCTTATCGCTACCTCTGTTGGCACTCCTAGCGTTTTCACGCTCAATGTAAGCAACACCCTCGCGCGCAATTCGCGCTTGTTCTGCGGGCGAAGCAGCCAAATAAGCCGCGCGCTGCCTCTCTTCCTCGCGCTGCGGAGCCTCAGCATAATAACGGCTGGCTTCCGCGCTTTGATCTGCATTTGGGTCTTGAAAGCCGCTGTATTCCGACATTACAGCGCCACCTCCAAGATGTAGGCAGGCACCATCTGGCCGTTCACGTACTTCATCTGCGTGGTCACGTTAGGCTGCAAGCCCGCCTTCTGTAACCCAGACTGAATTACCCGCATCACCGCAGGCTGCATCGCATAAGTGTACGCCTTCTGGATGCCCATAGAGCGCAGCGTGTTAGGCAACACCGCCAGGCGCTGCATAACCTCCTGCATGCCCTCCGCAGTGTACATATGGATTTCCGATTCCGTCTTAGGCAGCCAACGTCCATCCGATGTAATGCGCGTACTTGTAAATACCGTGTTCCCAATGCGAGAAATGGTCAAAACCTTAGCCTTCACCAAAGCCCCGATGTGAATTAATGCCTTTTCGGTTTCTTTTGGGGAGCCTGTTTCGGCATTTAGCCCGCCCCGCAAAATCTGGCTGGTGGTTTGCTCTTGTGACGGCATTAGCTCAGCCCCAACGCAGCCGCTATTTGCTCATGGATCGTGAGGTGCGTAGCAAGCCAATCATAGAACGATTCTTCGTTATTCCAGTCCGCATCAAGCATATTAAACGGGTTTTGAAGCCCTAAAAGGCCCGCAAAAGCTTGGTGTTCAACCTGGTGAGCCTGCAACCAATCGTCCAAATTCTCAATATCAGCGTCACCAAGCGGGTATGCGGGCACCTGAATGCCCTGATCGAAGAATGTATCGCGGAAAGTCTGGTGCTGGGCAGCATTTACGAACAAGAACTCGCCTAAGCTGTCCTTGTCCCCAAATTTGACAATGCTCAGCGTGCTAAAATCCACTAGAAGCTCCCGGCTGTACCGTTTCGCCCAAACGTGTTGCCAATCACAATCCAATTAGCACCATCTGCCTGCACCGATATAGCATCATATTGCAAACTCAGCGCGCGCGTGGTGGCACCATCAATGGTTTGAGAGGATGTCGTAGCCACAGTGACCACATTCGCCGTGCTGTCCATCTTCTTAACCACATACACCTTGCCCGTGATGCCCACAGAGGTAGGCAGCGTGATAGACAGAGCGCCCGTGCTGGCATTTGCCGCTACCGTGTAGTCCGTGGCCGTAACCGTGTACCCCGCAGTCTTTGCAACGTAGGCAAACGCCGCACCCGTGATGGTCACATTGGTCACAGTGAGGTTGCCAACGCTGGTTGTAGTGCTGCCAAGAGTAATTGTGGCATTGCCCAGCGTGGCCGAATTGTTTGTTAAGCTAATTGTGCCAGATGTGGTGATTGTGCCACCACTCAAACCAGAACCAGCCGTAATGCTAGTAACCGTGCCGCTAGAACCACCAGAAATAGTCACATTGCTCGCTGCGGTAATACGCCCCTGCGCATCAACGGTAAAAGAGCCAACGGTAGTGGCATTACCATAAGAACCAGCCGTGACAGCCGTGTTTGCCAGGCTGATAGTGCCCGTGCTGGTGATAGGGCCGCCAGTTAAGCCAGTCCCCGTGGCTACGTTAGTGACTGTACCGTTGGACCCGCCGCCGCTGGTAATGGCTACCGTTTTGAGCATACATCACATCCCGTCCCCAGGGGTTACATACACCGCCGCAGTTCCGGTACTCGTAATTCCGGTAAAATAGGCGTTGGGCACAAACGACAAAATCTCGTCAGTGCCCGGCAGCAACGGCAAGGCTTGCTGAGAAGACGATACCACCACCGCGGTATTAGCCGCATCCGTGCTGGCAACGCCATAACCCAAAAACACCACTACGTTGCCGCTGTTTATAAGGCGATACTGGTTTCCACCAAGCGTGGTGCTCACCGCCTGCACGGGCGTAGGTGCCGTGGCAGCAGCAGTAAACACAACCGTGTTACCCAGCTTGGTAAAAGCTTGGACGCCCATTTACCGACCCTTCTTGTCTGCAATAGACAATGCCACGCCCGCTAGGGCGGTAGTAGCGCCAATGGCAGTGTTAAGGGTATCAGCGTCAAAGTAGCCCTTAGCAACAAAAATGCCCCCGCCCCAAGTAAGAAAATGACGAAAAAGGCCAAGCCAAATGTCGTTGTTCATGTCGTTCTCCTATTTGTCTGCTTTACGGTCTAGCTTATCAAAAATCTGCTTCACCATATCCTTTATCTCAAGGATGTTTTGGCGATAGTCGTCCTTGGAGACATAGTTGACGTGCAAATCACGCTCCATGTCCCGAATGTCCTGCTCAAGCGCGCGCACGGCATCCCAGATAACCTTTACAACCCAGCCAATGGCCGCTCCTGTTGCCGCTATGGCTATGTTGTAAAGGTTCTGGTCCATGTTATCCCGCTGGCTGTGTGGGCCAAATGATGGTTACAGGAAAGCCCGGCTGATTGGGTACATCCCGCAAATTCTGCCGGTAAACAGCCCAAGCAAGATTGTCCACGGGCGCGTCAGCCACTTGCGTCCAATCGCATGCAGCCAACAAAGCGTTGCGTTTTTCACGCGCCGCGGCGGCAAGGCGGTCATTCTCGCCAGCAGCCCACGCCGCTTCTTGAGCGTCCCACTTAGCTTCTTCTTCCGGTGTAAACGGAACATTGCCGTTAGCCGTTGCGTGAAATCTTGCCATGCTATCCTCAGCTATTCTTAATGCCGTAAAGGCGGAAGGTGCCGGTAATATTCCCCGTAGTCATCAAAAATCTAACACCAGTTAAAGCCGCCCCGGAAGCGTAACCACCGCCACCGCTAGATTGATATTGAGCAGTACCACCCCCGGCACCACCAAACCCCGAAAAACTAACTGTTTTTGTGGTTGCTGTGTCTGCGGCGCTGTACACATAAAAAACAAAGCCGTAATAGTTTGAGGCGGGTAGGCTTGGAAAAAGATTTACCTGTGTGCCGGCGCCGGCTGTGTTACCAGTAGCGGTTACTGTAGTTGTGCTGCTATATGCAATTGAATAACTATACCCGGTGGTTGCGTATGAACCGCTAATTTTGAATCTTGCGCCCAAAATACTTGTTGCTGACCAACTAACGCCGGTAGCCACAATTGCATAATTGTCGTAAGTGCTATCGAATGTTGTTTCAATGTCTGCCGTTGCAGCAGCCGACGCCGTAACCGTTGAAAGATACACCCAGCCAGGTGTATTGCCAGCGGCGGGCGCAGAGCTTATCCAGGTTGTGCCGTTGCTCGTCAGCAAATTGCCGCTTGTGCCGGGCGCTACAACTTTTACTGAGCCTGTGCCGTTACCCAACACCACATTGTTAGACGTGATGGTGGTCAAACCAGTGCCGCCATTCGGCACCGTCAACGCGGTCGTGAGGGTTGTAATGTTACCGCCCGTAATTGACACGTTAGCTAGGCTATTAGTGCCATCGCCAATGCCGTTGATGCCGTTTACCACCGTGCTAAAGTTGTTGTCCAACTGCGACAGCGGAATGGCCGATGTGGCCGTGGCAAACGTGTTAGGGATCGTAATTGGCAGTGCCATTAGAACCTCGCTCTGAGTTCATATTCAAGTTCGAGAGTGTTTAACGTAAACAATGCGTTGGAAGACGTCATCGTTAAACCTAGATACTTGCCGTACTGCTGAGCATCCGCTTTGTAAAGCAAATAGCCGGGGTTGTACCAATTTATAATCGTGCTGCTGCTGTTTGTCCACGAAATCGTAGCCCCAGCGTTGTTGACCCAGCTAAGGTAACCGACATTCAGCGCCACCGAATTAGATTTAACCTCACTGTCAATCGTGGCGGCAAACGTGCCCACGGTAGTGGTGGTCACTTCGATGGCCGCTTTCAGCGCCTGCTTGTCCCTAATTGGATCATTCATCGGCCACAGCGCGCTACGGATAATGACGTTAGCGCCCAACGTGCTGCTGTTGTATAGCTTATACAGCGCCGTGCTGGTTGTGCCGTACAGGCTAATAACGCCGCCTGCCGTTACGCTGGTCACGTAATTTAACGCGCCCTGCGACGTAAAGAACCACCGCTTGTCAAAAAACACCGCCTGCACCTTCCGCGGGCTGGTCAAAGGATCGTTGTATGTAAATGACCAAGCGGCGCACAAAATGTTGTTAAGCAGCACCTGGCCGCCCGTCACCGGCTGCGTAAAGTCAATCAGCGGAAACACCGCATCAAGCTCGTTGCTCAACTTGGTGGTGGTGCTGCCCACCAGCGCATAAATACCGTAGTCGTTAAGGAACAACACTGACCGGAAATACGGAAAGATTGCGCCAATGCGCTTTGTGCCCACTGACGCCGTGACGTTCGTGTTTGTAAAGATTGTGGTGCCGGTCGTTTGTACACGAACATCAGAAAACACGTTGATGCTGTTATCGCCAAACAAATACAGGAAGTTGTTGGCCGACAACATGGCCGTGATGTTGTTGTGCAGCGTTTCGTCTTGCAAATTAATGTTGCCGGCGCTCACGCTCACAAAGTCGTTGTAGCTGCCAGCCGCCGAGTAATACACGGTACGCCCCTGCGCCACCCACACGCGGCCAGAGAAGGTGCTGACATCCACGCTCAGATCGGTGGTAGCCACAGCCGTAGCAATCGCAGCGCCCGTACTAAACGCAATAGTAGGCGGCGAGGTGTAGCCCGTGCCGTTGTTGTTGAAAATAAGGCCCACAACCGCGTTGCCAGACACGATAGCCGTGGCCGCAGCGTTAGACCCTCCACCGCCCGTTATAGTGACCGTGGGTGGGCTTGAATAACCAGTGCCACCACTTAGCACATACGCGCCCACAGTGCCCTGGGCAAAGCTCAGTGTGCTCACCACGGCGTTAGCGCCAGAACCGCCACCACCAGTAAACGTGACCGTAGGAGGCGACGTGTAGCCCGTGCCAGCCTCGGTAAACAACAACCCGCTCACGCCATTGGCCGTCATGACCGCCTGCGCCACAGCTTGAATGCCACCAGTCTCGTTGGGAGCACTAACAGCTACCGATGGCGCAGAGGTATAACCAGAACCGCGGTTCACCATGCCGTAAGCGGAAATGGAACCAATAGACACTACGTTGGTGCCGTCCCAATTGAACAGCCCCTTGACGGTATCAATGATGAGAATGCGGTCGGTCTTCCACTGCGCTATGCGCACGCCAGAAGCCGAAAACTTACCTGTGGCAGCAAGAGTGCCGGTAGTGCCGATATCTACCCGGTAATACTGCGCGCCGCCATCCGCAAAGAACGCTATCACATAATCAATGTTTTTGATGTTGCAGCTATAGAACGCAGACGGCGTACCCGACCACGTGAACAAACCAGCACTCGGCGCACCTAGCGTTTTGAGGTTGCCAAACCCAATAGGCTGCACATTCTCAAGCCAAGCAAATTGATCGGTATCAATGGCCGTGCGGTTAGCTTGGGTGTTTACACCCTTAAAGTTCTTTACGACCTGATATGATTTTTTCTGCTCTGCGGCGGGCATGTTAGTACGGCGTGCTGTAAGGGTCAGGCAACCGGCGAGTGAACGTAGTGTTAATCACCGACATGGCCTTAGCCTTGTACTGGTTTAGGAATATCTCAGCTTCGCCATACGACTGCTCCTTAAACTTGGCCGTGTGGCAAGCGTAATACGCCACCGGGTCAGTCCATGGGCTGATGATGGGGTCCACATCGGTTGCGTTCACCAACGCCGTTGGCAGGATGATGGTATCCAACTCCATCGCGTAAACCTGGTCAGGCACGGGCGCTAAGTAGAACGCCTGCTGCCCATACACCGTAAACGCAATTGGGCGGCCATAGTAGTTCTGCCAAAACCGCAATTCGGCGTTAAACTGGGTCCAAGGCAGGTAGCGCAGCGGAATGCGCGTGTTGCCCCAGTACAAATTGATGTTGAGAATGTCCATCGTTTGAATGCCGCTCGGAAGCGCGCTAAACTGATAGACTTCTTGGTTAGTAACCGTGTTGACGGTCTGAATGGTGCGCAGACAACCCGTATCGCGCACCAACCGCTCACGCGCGGCGTTGATGTAGTCGGTTAGCTCAGAGTCAGACCAAAAATTGGCGTTTGCGTCATGCAAAAGCCTTCGACACTGCGTAATGTAAGTTTGAAGGGTAGCCATTTACTCTCCAACTCATGATACGAGTGCAATAACCTTTGGACGCTCTTCCTCCGGCTTCTCATCGGAAATAACAAACCGATCTAGGCGCTTCAAGCCGTTTGCTACGTCATTAGACGTAACAGCCCAGCCTAACCGGGCAAGCACGGGTACGCGATTATCCATTCCGTACCCAAAGATGTGCCGCGCAACCTCCAAAGGCACCATGACGGCTTTTGCGGGCGGGAACGCATACGTGTCCCCATGCCACATATCCTCAAAGTGCTCTTTAGTAGTGTTGGTAACCCACACGTCGCTCATAGGTTTACAATGTCACCGTAAACCGAGATGTTTACAGCCGAGTTAGCAACCGCGGTGCCCACTTTCAGGAACAACACAGGTGCCACATAAGCCGTGGTGGCAGCGCCAGAGGCAAGGGTCAAATCCTGCCAGGTGTTACCGCCAGTCACGTTACCCAGCGTTTGACCAGCGGACGTTGTGACTGCGTTGGAGGTGTTACCATCGTTAGAGGTAAACACTACCACGTTAGCGGTCGCAATATTCGGCACCGAACCGCCCGCACTGTTAGACGGGTTGGTTACGGTGATGCGCCGGATAATATACGATCCGCTACCAAAAGGGCTGCCAATGCCGCCTCCCAAAATAGGAAGACTAACCACGGCGTTCCCCGTGCTGGCAAGCGATTGGCCGGGAACGAACGCAATCCGGTAAAAGCCAAACGAGTCTTGATAGTCATTACCAACGTATTGTGGGGACGCCATGGGTTGTCTCCTTTACCAAGCCGTGCCGGAGCCACTGGACACGTTACCGCCGCCGTTCACGGTCAGCAGCGTAACAGTCTGCGTACCCGTGACAGCGTTGGCGCGCACGTTGAAGCCGTCCGAAATCAGCACACCGCCCGTGTTGTTAGCCAACAGCGTGGTAAAGCTGTTCGCCGTACCCGTATAGTTGTTGACTTCAATCGTGACGTTGGCCGCGGGCAGCATCAGGTAGGTGCCAGCCGGGATAAACTGCGAGTTGAGCATCGCGGTAGCGTTACCCGCCCCCACGTTAGCCACAGTCACAGGCTGCAAATACGCGCCCGGCGTGTTGGCCGAGGCGTTCGCAATGATGATCTTGTTTAGACCGAGAGCCATTGTTCTGCCTCCTTAGATTGTTAAGTTGTTATAACCAGTGACCTTAGTCATGGCGCGAGGCTTGGTATTCACCAACTCCGCAATCATGAGCACGGCACCGACATAACCAATCTGCCAGTTAGGCAGGGTGGATTCAAAGCCCGTGAACACAAACGAACCCTGATCGTGGATGTACAGCGACAGGTAGTTAGTGTTCAGGAAGTACATGGTGCCTTCGGGGCAGTACGGATCGGGGTAGATCGGCACACCGGCAACCATAAGCGCGCGGAACGCAGCCTGCGGGCCATTTGCATCGCCGTCAAAACCGGAACCCGGCGTAATGACGTACTGCTCCTGACCAACGTAGTCCTGCGCGAGCAGAGTCCACGTACCAAAGCCGCACACGCCAAAGGTCGGCACTTCCGCGCCGTTCTTAACCGTGCCGCTGATGTACTGAAGGACGTTCTGACGGGTCGGGTTGACCGAACCAGCCGCGTACACCTTGGAGCGCCACCAGGTGTTGGTCGTGGTGGAGCGGGCAATGTTGCCGTAGGTGCCAAGCGTGGTGCCGTCATCCACAGCGCCCGGCAGACCAATAAACTGCTGGGTGTTCGTGGTGTTGTTGTACAGCGCCGTCGCCATCGCATCCATCATGACGTTGGTCGCGTCATTCATGCGGGCTTCAATCAGCGGGATAACCGCGTGATCCTGCTGCACAGCGCCTTCCATACCCAGGAACGGCACCGGAGCAATCATCAGCTTCAGGTTAAACTCGGCGTTATACGCGCCTTGCTGCACCGCGGGCTGAGTGAACGAACCAGAGTAATCCGACCACTGAGCATTGATAAACTGGCTGCCCTGCACCGGCACAGTCACAGACGAAACACCGCCCGTGGCCTGCTGGCTATTTGCAATCAGCGCCGCCATGAGCGGGGTGCTGTTGTAAATCTGGACAACCAGTTTCGGAATAAACGCCCTACGAGTAAGGTAGGTCAGTTCTGTGTACTGCGTGCTCCCCGATGCGGGGAGAATACCACCACCAATTGGCATGACTTTCTCCTAACTATTGTTGATACCGCATCAGAGACCGATGGGACGGCGCGGGTTGCGCATTTCCGCAAGAGCCTTGAACGCCTCGTCACGCGCTGCACGCTGCGGATTCTTCCAATACGCTTGGAGAGTATCGCGCGCTTTGCCGTCCAGCACATTCATGTTGAAGGAGGAAGCCGTGGGGGCCGCCGCTTCCTTCATCCAGCGATGGTAATCCGCCGCTGTTTCGTGGTTGGTAATGCCCCGTTCGAGCATAACCTTCTCCACTTCCTGAATTTCATCTTCGCTGCGAATCTTGCCCTGCTTCATCAACGACTGACGGCGGCGGTCAAGCTCAGCAAGAGCGTCTTTCTCTTGAAGTTTGGCTTCCAGCATCTGAATGCGAGCCTCAGAAGCCGAAGTGGAACGCGCCACCGACTCTTCGATCTCCAACTCAGGGATATTAAGGCCAGGCTGGGCCTTCTTCGTCAAACGCAGGAAATCCTTGCGAGTGTCCGGGTTTTCAGCAAGCGTACGCGCCAAACGAGCAAGCTCATCGCGCGTTTCAAAGCTCAAATCTTCAAGAGAAGCCATATTAGATTACCTTCTTACCGTCGCCGGGCGGCTTGATGCCCATGCGGTTCTTCGAACCCGTAGCAGTCGCGTTTTTCAGGCCACCAAACTCCGCATAACGCGGCGTGTTGATGACTTGACCGTTCTGCTGGTTGTTATCGGTCGGGCGACGGGGATTAGAGGCCCCGCGTGGCTTAAAAAGGTCCATTTCAAACTCCTATCGGGGCATTCCCGGAGGCGGACCACCCGCACCCGGCATTGGGGGACCACCGGGACGGGGACCGCCCGGCATAGGCATTCCACCAGGCGGCGGGCCACCCGGCATCGGCATACCGCCCGGAGGGGGACCACCAGGCATACCACCCGGCATCGGCGGCGGCGCACCCGGAGGTCCACCCGCACCAGCCATGCCAGGAATAGCCGGCATACCGGCCATAGCTTTCATTTCAGGCGTTGCACCGCCAGCTTGCGGCAGGTTCTGCAACAACTGAAGAATCTCGGCGTTCTGAAGCTCGCCAACCTTTTGCCGGCGTGGCCCCATTGCTCCTGTCAGCGAACGCAAAGCCGCTACCAGCTTCTGCCCTTCGCCAGTCTCACTACCAATTGCCGGCAAAGACTGCTCAATCAAGTCCATTGCCATGCCCACGTTAATCAACGCAGCTTCGCGCGAACCCATCTTAGGTTCCGGCGTACTCATAGGCGACGCCATCGGCGGGACAGACGAAGCCCCTTCGCCGGGCGGGGGCGCAGTTAGTTCCGGTGCTTCTTTCGGGCGCTGGTTTTGCAGCAGCCGCATAACGCTTTCGGACACTTGATGCTCCAATCAACAATTGCGGGCGTAACACTCACATTACGCAAAAGTCAAGCGGGACTATTTTTATCTTCCGGTCCCGCGCGGAAGTCGCGGATTAACGGCTGCTCAAGGCAGCGCGTTAGTTACCGGCGAGCCTTACGACCCTTGCGACGCATGGGAAACCTCCTTTCATTGCTAGAGTTAAACACACCGCATTAACGGCCACGACGGCGACCGCGCTTGACGGATTTGTACATGGTATCACCTCCTTTCCGAACGCGCATTAGCGCGTGGCGCTGCCCTATTACCTAGGGTGCGTATGGAGGATACCCTGTATTCCATGGTGGGCGAAGCATTACCGCGCGCTACGTCCTTAGCCTGCGCTCTGGGTTGGTCGGATTTGATCTTAAAATCCTGCGCCATTATCCACCCTGCTTGCCTTTAGGCTTACCCTCGGGAGGTGGGTTCGCCTTGCGTTCAGCGTCCTGCTTCTTCAGCTTGTCTTTCAACAGTTGCTTCATAGGCGGATCAAGCAGATCAATCAAGCTTTCTTTGTCAATAGCCTGCGCCTTGAACAAGTTGAACGCCAACGTCCGCATATCCTCCATAAAAATCGGGCTGTTGGAGTGCGCGTCAACCTTGACCATAAAGTCTTTGGTAAACTGCTCGGCAATAAATTTATGGCCGTGGACATCAGGAAAATGCGTGCGGTCATACTGTTGCATCAATTTAAGATACAACGTAGCCATCTTTTCCAGCGCGTCTTCAATCACCAACGCCCGCTTCTTAATGCGCGAGGAACCCAGCCGCGCCAACTGAGACGCATGCCCTTGTGACCTCACCCCAGACTCGCCGCGGCCTGACAGCACTGAAGATATGCCCGACGCCTCGCTAAACATGGCGTCAATCGCGTCAATCTCGCGGAACAAGTCAGCCGGCATTTCCGGGGCCAGCCGCTCAACCTTGCCCTGCGCCATGTCATTAGACAACAAGCCGCCAGCGCGGTTTAGAGCAAAGTTCTTCTCATCCAAAATGCCCGTAAAGCCCATCAACGCCGTGGGCGGGTTTACCTGCTTGCTCAGCAAGTCCAGAATCTCAGTCATGCGTTTGTTGCGCATCTGCTGAAGGAAAATCAGCTTCTGCACCTCGGATTGCCCCCAGTAGTAGTCATACTGCGGGTTGGGCGTAATCTGGATAAACGGCAGTTCGCCCTTCATAAAAAGCTGCTCGCCGGGGCGGTCATAGATAATCACATCAGGCTCGGCAATCGTCACCACCTGATAGTCGTCAATCTCATCGTTCCAGAGATACAACTCCCGCATCTCAACCGTATCCTCGGCCACCTGAGCCTTCATGCGGTTGTAGCCGTACAGGTCCAAGTTGACCGTACCATAGATGGTCGGGTTGGTCTGGCTCATCACAATGCGGTCAAGGCCCTCGGGCACATGGCTGACCTGATGCTGCGCCGCGCTAATACGATCCATGATCGACTTGCGCTTAGGATGCCCGTACAGCCGGCGTGCTAGGTCAGACTTGGTGATGTAGTAGGTCTGGACCATCGCCTCTTGGCGGTCAGTGTAGGGCGTATCCTCGCGCAGCACGCCTACGCTGCCAGGCTCCACCATGTACGGGTGGATGGACCCATTGCGCACAACCAGCTTGATAAACGTGGAAGCATAACAAAGCGCCCACGTCATCGCCATCGCAAACACTTGGTCGCCGTTGGAATCCTGCCACTTGTCGTTCAACGCCGCGGTCAGCACCGGCAC